ATATTGTTGGCATTGCTTTAGATGTTGATGCCACTACACCAACTGTTAAGTTTTTTCTTCAAGGAAGCCAATTAGGTAGTGATGCAGACTACGATTTAACAATAGCAGATAGAACATTTTTCTTTTATGTTAGAGATGGTAGCGATAGTGGAAGTGATGAACCTCATTATGTTTGTAATTTTGGCAGTCCTCCTTATACAGTATCAAGTGGTAATGCAGATGCTAATGGTCATGGTAACTTTGAATATGCACCACCATCAGGTTACTTTGCACTATGCACTAAAAATTTAGCGGAGTTTGGATAATGGCTTATACAACAATAGACGACCCTTCAGCATTTTTTACAACCACCTTATATACAGGTAATGCAACTGATAATAGAGCAATAACCAATAGTGCTAACGCAGGTAATTTTCAACCAGATTGGTTATGGTATAAAGAAAGGTCTAGTACATCTTCACATAGAATATTTGATAGTTCAAGAGGTGCTTCTAAAAGAATTGAGCCNGATACAAATACAGGAGAGGAAACTGATACATCAAATCAAAAAAGTTTTGATAGTAATGGTTTTACAGTTGGCACAAGTGGTTCTACAAATGCCAATGGCGATACTTATGTAGCATGGCAATGGAAAGCTAATGGGGGGACAACTACATCTTTTAATGAAAGTGGTAATAACCCTGCAGGTGCACATCAAGCTAATACTACAGCAGGATTTAGTATTGTAACTTATACAGGAACAGGAGGTAACGGAACTGTTGCACATGGATTAGGTGCTAAGCCCAATGTAATGCTTCAAAAAAAACTTGGTGGTGCTGCTTCATGGGTAGTGTATCACGATAAAATTGCCTCTGACCCTGCAACAGATTATTTAGAATTAAATGGAACTATTGGAGCTGTTGATTATGCTACTCACTTTAATGATACAGAGCCAACTTCTACTGTATTTACTGTAGGCACTGATGGTGCTGTAAATGGTGATGGTGTAACAAATGTAATGTATTGCTTCACAGAAATAAAAGGCTACTCAAAGTTTGGTTCCTATACAGGTAATGGGGCACAGGATGGAACATTTGTTTATACAGGATTTAAACCTGCTTGGATATTAATAAAAAGAACTGATACTAATGGAAAAAATTGGTATATAGCAGATAGCACTAGGTCACCTAGTAATATAACTAAAGCATTTTTATCCCCTAATTTAAATAGTGCTGAAGATACATCTGGTGATGCTACTGATGCTTATTTTGATATTTTAAGTAATGGTTTTAAATTAAGACAAGACTTTAGTCATTTAAACGCAAGTGGTGCTACACATATCTACATGGCATTTGCAGAACATCCATTTGTAAGTAGTAAAGGAGTGCCGACAACGGCAAGATAGATGTTAGGACACGGCACAATATCAGAGTTTTCATTAGCCTCAGTCAGAGGGAGTGGAGTACAAAACGTAGGATCTCCTTTTATTAGTGGACTTTCTTTTAGCGCTAGTGTTGATGATTTAGGATCTGTAACAGGAACTGCAACATTTGCAGTTACTACCGCAGGAGCACCAAGCTTTACAATAGGTACTGAAACTGTAACAGCAAGTGCTAATGTTACTACTAGCACTGCGGGTCAAATTACTATAGGATTAGGCGATGAAACTGCCTTTGGTGAGGCATTTCAAAATATTATTAATTTTAGTGTGGGTACACCTAACTTCTTTATTTGGAATGAAGTTGATGATTCACAAACAGTTACCTGGATTGATGTGGAGCCAGGTTCAACAGATTAGGAGTAAAACATGGCATCATCATATTCAAGTTCCCTTAATCTAGAGTTACAAGCCACAGGTGAAAACTCTGGAACCTGGGGTAATATTACAAACAATAATTTACAAAAAGTAGAATCTGCAATTAAAGGTTATGTGTCTATAGCACTTGCTAGCACAACAGATTCNCTAACAGCTACAGACGGCACTACCGCAGACGAACAAAGTAACGCAATCATAAAATTAACAGGAACATTGACAGGTAATACTACCATGCAATGTGAAGCCGTAGAGACTTGGTACATTGTTGATAATGCAACAAGTATGAGTACACACACTCTCGGTTTTAAACCTGCGGGTGGTACAGCAACTAATCTTGTAGCAGGATCTAAGCACATACTTTACTCTGATGGTTCTACAATGTTTGATGTCTTGAACGATGCAGGAAATATCAAGGCCAACGGAACACTGACAGTATCAGGTAACACTTCACTAGATGGTGGTACTTTTGTTTTCAATGAATCTAGTGCTGACCTAGACTTTCGTATTGAAGGTAATGGTGATGCAAACTTATTCTTTACAGATGCAGGTAATGATCGTGTTGGTATCAAAACAGCATCTCCTTCTACAGAATTACATGTTGTAGGTGGTATCAAAGCAACAGGTGGTATTGATTTTGATGGTGGTGGATTTGTATTTAACGAATCTAGTGCCTCTGTTGATTTTAGAGCAGAAACAAATACTTTAACACATGCTTTCTTTATTGACGGATCAGCAGATAAAATTGGTTTTGGTACAAGCACACCGGCTAACGCTAGTGTAGAAATCAACCAAGCTAATTCTTCTGGTGCTATCGCTTGTTTGTCTTTAGATCAAGATGATCAAGATCAAGAATTTTTATACTTTGAGGGAACCTCAGCTAGTGATAGTAGTGCTAGTTTATCTTCTTCAACTGCTGAAGCTAGTAGTAAAGCAGGAGCAATAAGAGTCAATATAAATGGAACAGATCGCTGGATCAGATTTTATGAAACAGCAATATAGGAGCTACAATGCCTTTAACAAAACTGCAAATAGCACCTGGTATAGATAAACAAAATACCGAGTATGGTGCAGAAGGACGTTGGGTAGATTGTGATAATGTTCGTTTTAGATATGGCCTACCTGAAAAAATTGGAGGTTGGGAAAAAGTAACTAGTGATGCACTCGTTGGTGCAACAAGAGCTATCCTAACTTACTCTGGTCTTGATGGTGTTAAATATGCTATTTATGGCACCAATAAAAAACTTTACGCTTATTCAGAAAATAACTATGCCGACATAACTCCTATTCGTGCTACAGGCACAGGTAACATTACACAATTTGCAACAACAAACGGTAGCACTACAGTTACAGTTACTGACTCTAGTCATGGTGCTTTAATCGGTGACTTTGTAACTATTGCAAGTGTGAGTGGTGCAGTAGGTGGTATTAGTGCAGCTAATCTTGAAGGAGAGTTTGAAATACTTACTGTCCCTGATGCTAATACATTTACTATCGAAGCAAAAGCTGCGGCTAGCTCTGATGCTACAGGGGCCACGGCCAACGGAACATATCAAATTAATACAGGATCTGCTGTATCTTTATTTGGTTATGGTTGGGGTGCTGGTACATGGGGAGCATCTACTTGGAACTCTACAAGATCTGGTCTTACTGGTGGACAAGGTGTGCTCTTAGAATCTTCTAAATGGGCTTTGGACAACTGGGGTGAAGATGCTCTAGCTTTACAATTTAATGGTGGATTGTTTTATTGGGATACTTCTGCAGGATTATCTTCTAATAGAGCAGCAGTAACAAATGTTTCTAATGCACCTACAAAAACTAGATTTATGTTAGTTTCAGGTGACGACAGACATGTCATTTGTTTTGGTACAGAAACAACTATAGGAACCTCATCTACTCAAGATAACATGTTTATAAGATGGTCTGGTCAAGAAGCTGAGAATGTTTGGACACCTACAGCAACTAATACAGCAGGATCAAAAAGATTAGTAGATGGTAATTTTATACAAACTGCCGTTAGATCTAGAGGTGCTGTGTTAATATGGACAGACACTGCTTTGTATCAAATGCAGTTTATTGGTCCACCTTTTACATTTGGATTTAATCAATTAGGTTCTGCTTGTGGATGTATTGGTTTACATGCTGCGGTAGATGTAGGTGGTATATCTTTTTGGATGGGCACTGACTCATTCTTCTTATTTGATGGTGCCGTGCAAAAGATACCTTGCACAGTGCAGGATTACGTTTTTGATGACTTAAATCAAAATGCAAAACAAGACATATTCTGTGCAGCAAACACTGACTTCAACGAAGTAATGTGGTTTTATCCTTCTCTTAACTCTAGTCAAATTGACAGAGTGGTAGTATTTAATTATGCAGAAAATCTTTGGTATGTAGGAACATTAGCTAGAAGTTCTTGGGCTGATAGAGGTACATATGATAATCCTTATGCGGCTGAGTTTGAGGCTTCTGATACAACTGCAACTATCTCTACAATTACAGGACTAAAAGCAGGTAGAACTTTTATCTATGCTCATGAAGTAGGATCTAATGATGATGGAGCTGCTATGTCAGCACACATAGAATCAGGTGACGTAGACATTGCAGACGGTGATCAATTTATGTCTATTGGTAGAATTATACCAGACTTCAAAGGACAGTCAGGCACAGTAGATCTAACAATTAAAACTAGGCCTTATCCTACAGAAACACAAACTACACATGGATCTTTTAATATTACAACATCAACAACTAAAAAAGATACAAGAATTAGAGGTAGACAAGTTGCTGTTAGAGTTGCTAGTGATGCAGTAGATGATAATTGGAGATATGGTACACTTCGATTAGATATTAAACCTGATGGAATGAGAGGTAAGTAATGTCAAAAATACAAATACCTAGATTACCTCAAGCATCTAAAGAATACAGTCAGCAACAACAAAATACTCTAATACAAACATTAGAACAGTTAATATTTTTGTTGAACAACACATATACACCTGAAACATTACGTGATGATGAAGAAAGAATAACCTGGTTTTTATCTTAAATGGCTAATACATATACAAATTATAAAGCAGTTTTAGCAAACACAAATTTGACAACACTGTATACAGTACCAGCAGAAACAACTGCCATCATAAAATCAATACATGTGGCAAATGTAGATACTTCTAATGATTGTGAAATATCTTTGTTTCTAGTAGATACTGATAGCACTAGTTTTACCTTACAAAAGAGCAGAGATATAGAAAAAGGCACCACACAGGAGTTATTAGCTGCAGGTAATAGTAGTCAATTTTCATCAGATTCTCATACTTCTTCTGCTACACCATTAGTAGCAAAGGAGTCAGAAATAGTTAAAATACAAGCTGAAAACGCTAACGATTTGCATGTTGTACTTAGCGTTTTAGAGATAACATAATGTATTGCAAAAGGAGTTATAAATGAGTATAAAAGAAGATACAACCGTGGTCGCTGGGAAGAAGGTTCCTAACGTTATAGATGTCGAAGCTAACACAACTATAAAGCACGCCAAAACAGGGAAGGTTTACACTTCAGAAGAAGATGCTAAATCAGATGTCAATGACCCTGCTACCGATACAACAGAGAACGATATTGAACGTGATGTTGCTATCAAGGTCAATAAATTGCCTGATATATTTGGAGGATCAAATTAACTATGACTCAAGGACTTGAAGTTTTTAAAGATCAAGTATCTAAGATTGCTGATTTAGGAAGATATGAAGACACGTACATCGCACACGTCGCTGAAGGCGAAACTGTTGTGCCAATGGATGTATTGGATGCTAACCCTCAACTAAAAGCTTTATTGTTTAATCAAATGTTAGGTATGGGTATTGACCCTGAACGTTACATTGTTGGTAACGAACTTAACTCTATAAATCCTATTACAGGACAACCTGAATTTTTTCTTAAAAAGATATTTAAAAGTGCAAAGAAAGCACTTAAAAAAATAGCACCCTACGCAGGCACTATTGCAGGAATCATGGGCCTCGGCCCAGGGTATGCAGCTTTGATTGGTGCAGGTGCACCTTTATTAGCAGGTGAAGATGCAGGATCAGTTCTTGCAGGAGGTATTGGTGGTTATGGTGCAGGTAAAGCATTTGGTCAAAGTGCATTGGGTAAAAAATTGCCATTTCAGGATTTATTAAATAAAAATCCTAAACAATACGCTTTTGCAAAAGGTAATGATATTCCTAGTGCTTTTAATCAAATAAAAACTAATTTAGGGTTTAAAAATCCTGCTGAGCTTCAAGCAGAGCAATTTGAAAAAATAGGATTAAAAGGTAAATCTAAAATGGATATTTTAAATGATCCTGCATTATTAGAAAAATATAAAAATGCTAAAGACTTAGGTTTTATTACTGATCCTAAAAGTGGATTACCAGGTGGAGCTTTAACTGCTACGTTGGCACCTATGGCTCTTGGTGCAATAGGTCAATTTTTTGACAAAGACGAAGATTCAAAGTTAGATGATAGTTTTTATAA